TTTCCCCCCAAAAAGAGAGCCGACACTCTCGGCGATGTTGGCGGCTGCGGTCGTCGCCGCCCCTTTCAACCGCTCGGTCTGTATCTCCTTTTTCGCCCGTGCAAGTTCCTCTCGTGCCGTATCTTTCCGCTCCTGCAAATCCATCACCTCCGCTTTCAGTTCCTCTGTCTGACGCTTTATGTCACGGTAGTACTGCTGCGTGGAAACGTGCCTCGCTTCCGAACCGTCAATTCCCCTTTGCAGCCCGTATTTTACCATCGCTGCGGCATAGCTGTCCTGATAGGATTTCAGTTTCAGACGGCTCATGATGTCATCTGCACACAGCCTCACGCTGTCGGCAGGTTTCTTGCGGTAGCGTTTCTTCGCCTGCTCCTCCCGTTTCCTGCGCTTGCGCTCCCCCTTGACTATCGGGACGAGCGTGACGTGCATGTGTGGCGTTTTCTCGTCCATGTGCAGGTGAGCCGCCACGATGTTCTCTTTTCCGAACGTGTCGGCGAAGTATTTCAAGTTGTCAGCGCACCACTCGTCCAGCCGTCCCTCCCGTTGGATGCGCTCCATGTCCTCGGGCGTTGCCGACACGTTGATGCGGATTGCCCTGACTTGGTTGCTGCCGACTTTGCGTGTCAGCCCGGCTTCTTCCAGCCTCCTTTGGATAGCCGCCGAACGGTCTTTCACACCGTCGGGATACTCGATGAGTTTCCGATTGAGGTGTGTGCGTGTGGGGTCGGCGTTCCTCGGTATGATTGAACGCTCGATGTGGGCGGTCGTTCCGCTGTCGGAACCGTGCGCCTTTTCCATGTGTAAGACTACAAATCCCATATAAAATTCCTTTCTTTTTTAGCTTATGAAACAATGATTCTTCGTATCTTCGGGGACGGCAAAAAGCCGTTCCCGATGGGGTGTGCAGAGGGGCTTTCCCCTTGCCTTATTGGGGAATTTTCAGCGTTGCTTGCAATGCGGCTCGGAAAATTCCCTAATAAGCTACGGTATTTCCTGTCTGTAAATACCCGTGCGCCGTCCGTCCCTGCCTGCTTTGCTTTGCCCGCCTTGTTTACCAACTTTGCATACATGACAATGTGAACAGAGTGTCGGTAGTCCGTCAGCATTGCAGCCGTCACAAACTCCCCTTGTTGTTTTTTCCTTTCGTCGTCGGTTGCCGGGGCGGTCGTTTCCGTTTACGGAGGCTCTTTTGCGTGGGGCTGTCGGATGCAAGGTTCATGGGAAGAATACTACCCGAAGCATGAGGGTGGAGATTGTTCCCATGACGGCGCAGCCGCCTGACCTTGAAGCCGACGTAAAGCCCCATGCTACCTTTGCCTCTGAAAACGGAAATGGCTGCTCCAGTTGCAGCAAATGGGAACTCTCCCTATCCCATTTCCCAGCCGGGTTGATGACGGATGAAAATCCGATAATTTGATGAAACGGCATATAAACATCTGTATATTAGCGGTATGTATGCTCATCAACTTCTCATCAGAATACTCGCCAAAAGAGAAACGACACGGTAAGGCATACTTTCCGTTCATCGACAAATATCCGTTGATGAGAATTTGATGAACACATATATATCTTATAATCATATATTTACTATATGTATTCATCATTTCATCAGAATAACGGTGTATCTTCCGACGGAAACAGTCGCACATGTTTCGTGTATGGGTACGTACTAACAGCAATACGCACCCCCGAATGATGGCAGGAACAGACATATTTTCTCTTTTTGCCGGTACATCCTCTTTAACAAGGCATTGCGCAGCCTCTCCGCACCGCATGAGACGATACGGAATGCGAGTGCGACAAGCATTTCAAAACTGTAAACGTCCAGCCCGTAACCGTTCTCCAAACGCAGACAACGCTTCGTGTCGTACTCTTTCAGAACTCCGCTTTTGTAAACAGCTCTGATTCCTGCACGGACTGTCGGGGCAATTACCCCGAACAGCCCGACAAGTTCCGGCTCGGACATCCACACATTGGCTGTATCGGTCGGCATGATGATATTGCCGTGTTCGTCCATCGTGATGGTATTTCTTTTTTCTTTCATCGGTATTCGCTTTTAAGGTCGTTATTAAATGGCACGGCAGATGTTCTTCTCCATATCCTCCAACTTGTGCGACAAGGCTTCCATGTCCCGGCTTATCTTTTGGGCGGTGATTTTGGCGTATATCTGCGTGGTCTTGATGTTCGTGTGCCCCAACAGTCGGCTCACGGTTTCAATGGGTACACCGTTGGATAAAAGCACGGTCGTGGCGTTCGTATGCCTCGCACAATGATAGGTCAAGCGCACCTTGAAACCGCACTGCCTGCCTATCTCTTTTAGTATCTTGTTGCAGGTGGTATTGCTCGGCATGGGGAAAACATGACCGTCCCGTGTCATTCCCTTGTATTTCTCTATTATCCTTTGCGGAACGTCCAACAGACGGATGTTCGATTCCGTGTTCGTCTTCTTCCGCCGGGTAATAATCCATAGATTACCGTCGAAGAAGGTTTGCAGGCAGTCGGCGGTGAGGTTCCTCACATCGGAGTACGCCAGCCCCGTGAACACCGAAAAGACGAACAAGTCCCTTACGAGTTCATGCTGCCCGTTCTTCATCGGTGTATCTATAAGCGTCTGTATCTCCGCTTGGGTAAGGTAGCCCCTATCCACGCTTTCGGGAGAGTTGATATACCCGGCAAAGGGGTTGAACGGCAACCGCCCGTCATTCCTCGCTATCGAGATGATATGTTTCAGCACAATCATGTAGCCCCACACGGTATTGGTACGGCATTTCTTCTCCGTGCGTAGGAAATACTCGAAATCGTTGATGAAAGAGAGGTTCAATTCCTTGAGAGGAATATCCTCACGCTTGTAGGTATGAGGCAGGAACTCCCGAATGTGCTTGCAGACGGTCGCATAACGTTGGTATGTTCCCTGCGCCCTGCTGTGCCCCACTTTCTTGGCGAACTCGGCGTTGTGCTGCTCAAACAGCTTCAACAAGGTCTCCTGCTTGACACCGATACCGAGATAGGTGTCTTTGAGCTTGGCGGCGGTTACATACCCGTCCGTCTGCATAAGCTCCTGATAGCGGCGGTTCACGTCCACACGGATTTTATCGACGGTACGGTTGATTCGCTGCGCCTCGACGCTCTTGCCCGAGGCACGGCTGTTTTTCACGTCCCACAAGCGTGGGGGAACGTCCAGCTTGCAGCTGAACTGTTTAATCTCGCCGTCTACTGTAAGACGGCACATCAGGGGCAGGTTGCCGTTGGGCTTTGCGCTGCCTTTCTTCACGTAGAATAAGACTTTGAATGTACTTCGCATAACTCACACTTTTTTTGGTTACAAAATTAAGTTACAGTGAGTTACCAACAGATATGCAAACCTGCGCAAATCGCAGAAATAGAAGCGTTTAACCGAAAACTTTCATCCGTTACGGTAGTAATGGGGTGGTAACTGAACTCCTGCCGCATTTGGCTTCAAAGTGGCTTTCAGTTGCTTCCTTACCACACAAAAACGAAGCGTAACGAACACTGTTTCAGTGCCATTCGCTACGCTTCGCTCAAATTTGTCTTCTCGCCATGTGTTTATTTTAATAGACCGAAAATAATTATTTTGGAGTCCTGAAAAACATAATCTCCGTAAGCTGTATGGTAGAATTGGATAAAAGCCAAAAGAAAATTGCCCGAACACTCATAAGCCGGGCCTTGGAGCGTGAATGCTGTACCTTTCTGGCGAAACTCAAACGACTCCTGCAGGATGAAAAAGCGCAGTCCTGCCATGAGAAATATTTGGAAATATATAAGAGCATACAGACATTCGACAAAGATATAAGTCGTCAGTATGACGGTCTGAACGGCTCCCGCTATGCTTTGACGGTATTCAGCCTTTTCTATAACGGAATCCTTACGGAGAAGGATCTCTCGGAATTCGACGACAGAACCCGGGAAGCGTTCTTGGAGCACAGACGGCAGTGGAATCTGGAGTTGTAAGCCGGCAGCACGGACATATACCGCATATGAACCCGGCATGCAGAACCCGAAGGAGCCTCGCAGAAAAATTCTTTCGGGAATGGAATGCCGTGCACCGAGGGAACCGGCCGAAAAAAATAGCATCACAAAGCTGTTTTTGTGAAAAAATATCTATTTTTGGATCGTGTTAAACTACTAAATTCCATACGACCATGAATGAACTGGTAAAGACTATCGACGAGCTGTATGCGGCATTCAAGACCGACGCAGAGCTTCAGGCGGGAAAAAACAACAAAGCTGCGGGACTGCGCGCCCGTAAGGTGTCGCTGGAGCTTGAGAAGAAACTCAAGGAATTCCGGAAAACGTCGCTTGCGGCAGCTGCCAAATAGCTCGTTTTCATCGCATGACGCAGGGTGTTCTTTCGAAGGACACCCTTTTTTGTCCCGGCGGTTTCGGCCTTACCGGCGGAGGAAATGACGGCAGCCCTGTCGAAGATTCAGCCCCGGAGTTTCCCGTCGGTCGTCAGGGAGGGATTCAACCGCTCCCGAAGGCTCGTATTGCGTTTCAGCACGGACATATTGTGGACGGCATAGGCCAAGGCTTTCGTCGCACCGATTAGCACGCAGATCTTTTTGGCGCGCGTGATACCCGTATAGATCAGGTTGCGCTGGAGCATCACGAAGTGGGTCATCAGCACCGGCATGACCACAATCGGGTATTCCGACCCCTGCGCCTTATGAATCGTCGTGGCATAGGCCAGCGTCAGTTCGTCGAGTTCCGTGACATCGTACTCGACCTTCTTGCCGTCGAAATCCACCGTCAGCATCCTGTCCTCCGTATCCACCTCACGGATATAACCCTGATCGCCGTTGAACACCTCCTTAGCATAGTTGTTGCGCAACTGCATCACGCGGTCGCCCTGTCGGTAGGTGTAGCCTCCGCGGCCGAGGCTCGGCCCCGAAGGATTCAATGCCTGCTGCAACAGCAGGTTCAGGTTCGCGGCGCCCACGACGCCCCGCTGCATCGGCGTAAGTACTTGAATACGGTCCGGGCTTTCCCGGTAGGCACGGGGCAGACGCTCTTTGACAAGGCGGACGATACTTTCTGCGGCTCGCTCCGGGTCTTCTTCCTTCATAAAGAAAAAATCCGTGTCGCGGCCATTGCTCGTATCGGGGAATTTCCCCCGATTGATGGCGTGGGCGCTCATCACGAAACGGCTCTTCTGCGCCTGCCCGCAGAGGCGCACGAGCC